TTCATTGTTGCTGCCCTTTGTTAGAGCCCAGAGACGTAGAGCGAAAAATTACTCGATTAATGGGCTTAGAACGGTGGGCGCGCGATGGGAAGATTAAATCCGAAGAGCAGATGAATTTGTATATTACTGTTAAGCATGATCTTAGGCGCTTTGAAGCAGCTGAAATTGAGAATGAAGTATCATCCGTGCAGATGCACGGTGATATTTTTTGTCAAAATAAATTCGAAGATTGTGTTTGGGAGCCGCCTAAGGGAAATTTGATATGTGGTGTTGCTGTACATTCTACTTATGATATCCCTTTGGACGTCTTGTGTGGAGCTATGAGAAGACGTGGAATAAGACAATTTTATGGTTGCTTTCTTTTTTCACCATTCATATTGTTTGGTGATAAAGAAGGTGCGCTTCCTTTTGTCGGGGGTCGTTATGTTATAAAGGATTCCGATAATATCTTTAAAAGGATGACAAGTAAAAAAGTTATTCGTTTTTTTTTTGATAACGACCCTAATTTAGGTTATGAGCATGATTTGGAAGATTATATGCGATATATAAGGGACACTTATGTATGTGTGGATGGTAATTACTTTTCTCTTGAATTGATGCAAATGAGGGGTGATACGATGTTTTACAAGATAACAGACGTTTCTGAGATGGCCGCGATGGTTAAACCAGGTAATGGTTGGTTTAACCCTGCTAACGTGTATAAAAGTTTTAAGTGTGTTCCCATGAGCAAAATGTCGGATGTGCTGGTACCTATGTATTATCTTCACAAGAAAACAAAGGCCTTGTCTTGCGAGTTGAAGAGAGTGCCAAAAACTCTAGTAGATCGTGGTATAGAATATCTTATGAAGAATAAGGAGTCCAATTTGAGTGTAGAAGGTGTAAAGAATTACCTGTCGGCAACGAACAATTCTTACATATTTAATGGTTGCCAAGTAAGGGAAGGTGAAAGGACAGATCCTACGCTGATTTCTAATCTGGCTGTGACTCTTTATGTTAGAGAAAAATACATGCGAAGTGCTGAGAAGGCTGTGGCCTCCGCCTTAATTGGTAGGGCGTCGGATGACGTCTCCCTCATCAGTTTTATAAAAACTGTTTGGAGAGAATGCATTTGGTCTCCCACCAGTGCGGTTCAAAGAGTTCTTAGGAAGTTAGCTGATCTGTACGGTTATAAGTATGGAGATGGTTTGTTTGATATCACACAATTTCCATCGTATTTCTTGATTGAGGACGTTATTGAAATTTTTCATAATGTTGATGTCGGTGAGTGTTTTGATGACTATGACATGACTACGGAGGTGGAAGGGTATAAGGCGAGAGAGAGAGACCTCAAGCAAATCACCGAAAATGTCCTGCAGGTAGCTGGTCTGAATAAATCCGAATCCTTACCGGATGTTCGAGTTTCTACTCCTGTAACTCCGCCGGATTCACCTAATTCTTTACCGGCGTATTTTGTGGTTGATGGTGAAGAAGGTACTGTCGTTCGTACCCCATCTGATAGTGATGGTAGTCCTAACCGATCTGGTATCCTCAGTATTGTAGACGATTACTATTTTAATCTAGATGCAGACAGTATGGTAATAGACGAAGAAGTCTTTAATCCGCATGTGATTTCTAGATGTAAAGAAGTCATACAACAGGTAAAGAGAGCGGAAGTGATAGAGGTCAGCACCTACCTAGAAGTGGCGGAATTAAAAGAATGTAAATTGAGCGTTTGCCTTGAGAGGGTTCCGGCCCGCCCTCGAATTGATTCTGTTTCTCGACATAAACAAGCTATGATTGAATACCTTTGGTATCAACGTGCTAAGCTTGCGTGTGATAAATCTAGATTATATACCACTATTAGTGATTTTAAGAGCTCTCTGCTCCATAATAGAAAGTGCGCGTTTCCACGCAGGGCTAAGTTTTTGAAAGTTGATCTTGTGAAGGAATGGGTATTTGGAAAGCCTGATATCAGTGATTTGGGACATGAGTACGCTGTAGAATTTGATCTTGGAGGAGATTTGCAGGAATACCCAGTAGTAAAAATGAACTGGAGTTTAAAGAAGAATGGAGACTTAAGTTCTGTGTACCCCGTGAATGGCAGTAGGGGTAAATACTACATGTTCACTGATGACACACGTATGATGAACGAATTTAGAATTTATAATAATCTTTTTAGATTTTTCCAAAGTTCTAAATTCACTATTGACGATTTGAAAGTGAAATTAATTGACGGGGTTCCAGGTTGTGGAAAGTCAACATGGATTCTAAAGAATGCTGACTTAGGCAAACAAGTGGTGTTGGCTGCCGCCAGAGAATCTACGGACGATCTGAGGAACAGTTTTATGAAACCTGTTAGAGATGGAGGAAAAGGTACAACCCCTGAAATTGCAAAAAGAATGGTGCGTACTGTAGACTCCTTCTTTTTATGTCAGAGGAAGACACCGTTTGTGGAATCGTTTCACTTTGATGAAGCACTGATGACACATTTCGGTATGGTATGTTTCTGTGCGGCATTGTTGAGGGCAAAATTGGTTATTTGTCAAGGAGATACCAAACAAATACCATTCATAAACCGTGTAGAATCTATCGAGTTACACCACCATTTGTTTCCTCGCGAATGTATGGAGATTGAAGAGAAAAGAATTACGTACCGTGTTCCACTTGATGTAACCTATCTGTTAAATTCTAAGAGGTACTATAGTGGCGATATTATAAAATCTGCGAATACTTTGCCGCGTAGTACAGCTTGCAAATTAATAAAGGGTGCAGGTGAGATAGACCTAGTAGAAGGTATGCAATATCTCACGTTTACGCAAGCTGATAAAGAGTCCGTTATCGATGCGCTTAGAAATAAGGGCGTCAAAGCTGACGTAAGTACCATCCATGAAGCGCAAGGTAAGACTAAACCTAAGGTTGTGCTTGTAAGGTTGAAGAGTACGGAGAACGAAATTTATCCTGGTGGTATGAAGAGTGAACCTTACGTAATCGTAGGTTTAACTAGGCATACGAGGGCGTTTGTGTATTATACCATGATTGAGGACCCTCTGTATCGGGATATAGCCCAACTATCTAGAGTAATGGAAGATCAGTTACTGAAATTGTCATATGTCGATGGAGCTAAATGACGGTGTGGGTCGAAATTTGAATCCGTGAGTTACTGTGTAAAGAAGATTCCTATACCTGATGTTGGTGACTGGGTCACTATTCAGGACTTTTATGATGCAGTTTTCCCTGGTAACTCATTACGTGATTCGGATTTCGACGGGTATCATGTATCTACTTCTGATTTGGCTTTAGATGTAACTGATTGTAAGTTTAAGATGGATAAGAACTTTAAACCGTTCGATAGACCTTCAGGTTTGACCCCTGTGTTGCGTACTGCTATGCCAGAAAAAAGAGTAAGCGGTTTTACTGAAGGTATTTTAGCTTTAAGAAAACGTAATATGGCTGCACCTAGGTTACAGGAAAGTGTAAATGAGTGGGAGATAATTGAGAGTGTTATAGACAAAGCAACTAAGGTTTTCTTTGATACTAAGTTGATTGATAGAGACCCACTTAATACATATGAGTCTGTGCAAAGATGGTGGGATAAGCAATCTACAACGGCAAAAAATCAAATGCTTTCCGATCAACGTACTTTGGATGAAATTGATTTCTGCGCGTATAATTTTATGATAAAAAATGATGTTAAACCTAAGTTGGACCGTAGCCCACAAGTAGAGTACAGTGCTTTACAGACAGTGGTATATCCAGATAAAATTGTAAATGGGTTTTTTGGTCCTATTATGAAGGAAATTAATGAACGTATGTTGCACGCTTTGAAACCTTGGGTAATTTTTAACACAAGGATGACAGCAGATGAATTGAATCAGAAGATTGATTTTTTACCTATGGACGTCGACTTTGAAACTGTGGAAATCGATATCTCTAAGTTTGACAAGTCAAAGACTAGTTTACATATAAGGGCCGTTATTAAATTATATGAACTTTTTGGCTTAGATGGGTACTTAAAGTTTTTATGGGAAAAATCACAGACTCAAACTACTATAAGAGACCGTAAGTTCGGTATTGAATCTTATTTGTTGTATCAACAGAAGTCTGGCAACTGCGATACTTATGGTTCTAATACGTGGTGTGCTGCGTTGGCTTTGTTGGATACACTACCTTTGGAAAGGGCGATACTTTCAATATTTGGCGGTGACGATTCTCTTGTGTTATTCCCTAAGGGTGAAGTTGTGTGCGACCCCTGTCGTAGATTAGCGAATTTGTGGAACTTTGAGTGCAAGTTCTTTTCGTTTAAAGTGCCGATGTTTTGTGGAAAATTTTTATTGAAATTGGATATAGGTTGGCGTTTTTCACCCGATCCTTTGAAACTGATTACTAAACTTGGGAGAAAGGATATTGTAGATGGAGAAGTCTTAAGTGAAATCTTTATTTCCATTAAGGATAATTATAGGTCTTACGATGATGAGAGGGTTTTATCTGCTTTGAGTTATGCGTTGATTGAT